CCAGTACAGGTGCTCAATGAATGGAAAGAGCGCGGCTGGACCAAGACGGTTGTGGATCAGGAAGCCTTAATGCTGGCCTTCGCGGATCGGAACGAACGGACAGTCCGGGCTGGAACTGTAGAGTCCGCCGGAGGCTGGCGCTATTACCACGAAAAGCTCCACCAGTACGACGGCGAGAAGCTGCTCGTGCGCCACCCGAGGCACGACCCCTCGTGCAGCTTTGTGTTCAACAAGGATTCCAAGCTGCTCTGCGTAGCCCGGCCCATGCCTGTTTATGACATGGCCGACCCGCAAGGTGCGAAGTACGCGGGCAAGCTGGCCCAGGAGGCCCGCAAGGCCGTGCAGATCATGGAGGGCGAAGTGACCTGGCTGGAGCCGAGGGAACTCATGCGTGAATTTGCCCAGCTGGCCGGTGTCAGGGAAGCCATTGAAGCCACCAAGGTCGGAGCGGGCAAGATCAGCGTCACCCCTGAGGCTCAGGAGATGTATGCCAACCGCCATAAGGCGCTCGAACAGACGCTGACCATCGCGGCCAAGTCACAGGATGCCGAGAAGCTCTCTCTGAATCGCTGGGGAGTAAAGGAAGACCCGGCGGTCGAGGCTCTAAGGACTCAAGGCTGGTAGGCCGCAGTTATGGAGGAAGGCGTGGGAATCGCAGGACTTAGATCAAAGGATGTTCCGGTCGGACCGGCTGGCCATCTCCTGAAGCTCGGAAAAAGAGAGAGGGCGCTTCAGCTGCTTAATGAGGCGTTCGACTGCATCGACCATCATCCCGGTTTCTTCTTTCGCCTTGGCGTCGCGGTCGATGTGGTTCTGCCCGAACTGCAAATTCAGAAATGTTTCGAGCGAATAGAGCGAGTCCAGCAAGTGTTCGCGGACGGGCGACTTGTGCTCGCGGATTGCGAGAAGGAGAGCGCTGTGCTCCATGCGCAGGTTGATCAGCACATCAAGCACCAGAATGTGTTGTTTTTCGAGTTCGCTGAGGCGGGCAACGAGGTCCGCAATGTCTTTCTGGGTATCCATGACCATCCTGATACCCCTGCACAGAATTGAAGGCAAGTTTTGGAATTATAACCAAGGAGGAAGATGTGGAAATCGCTGAAACCAAGTTTGTACGCGAGGCGCTGGCCCTTGCATCGCTGCTCAAGGAAACCCCCGGAGCGTCCGTCGGTGAGATCATCGGCGAAACCGGCACCGGCAAGACCGTATCGGCCCGCGCGATTATGTCCGCCCTCGGCGCAATGAGAGTTTGCGCCTATGAGGGGATGAGTCGTTACGCCCTTCTCGGCGAGGTAACTGCCGCAGCCGGAGTTGAAGGCCCGTCCACCAAGTGGATGCGGATGCTTTCCGAGTGGGGACCGAGCCAAACCGAGCGCCCGATCCTGATTTTGGATGAAGCGAACAAGCTACGCTGGCAGGCACTGGAAGCCCTGCGCTACCTCGCCGACGAGTGCGGCTTCGCGGTGCTTCTGGTCGGGACCGAAATTTACGAGCGCCAGTTTGTAAGCGCCAAGACTCGCCCCCTGCTGTTGCAGCTCGGACGCAGAATAGGAGCCAAGCGCGCGAGAATGGGGCACCTCGACCGCGCTGAAACTTTCGCCCACGTACTCAAGTCTCGATTCGGCGATGTGGACCGCGAGACGGCTACCAAGTTTTGGCAGGGCTGCCGCAAGGGGAACTGGGGCGAGGCTGTCGAGCTGGCCGAAGAATGCCTGCGCATCTGCCGGGCGAACAATGTCTCCGCCCTGACCATGCCGGTCCTTGAGGCGGCGCTGACCTGGACCGCCAACCGTAGAGAGGTGGGGGCGGCCTGATGCTCACATTAAATGAGATTTGCGCGGTGCTTGGCTGCTCAAAGCCTGCCGCCTCGCTGCTCAAGAATGGGAAATATGACAGGAACGGAGATTTGGTGAAGCGATACCAGGCCCTCATGGAGGCCATGGACAAGGTGCGCGAAACCCCGCTGGACCAAATCTGCATCGAATGCCCCCGACAGAACTGCGAAGGCTGCAGGGTGGCGGAACTCAGGGGATAACCCGCAACAGTCAAGGAGAATTACATGCTGCAAAGAAGCGATACGGGACGCCAGACAGGCAATCAGGCTTTCACCGCCATGCCGAACGGGCCGATCTCCGGAGAGGCGCACCGGCTTGGCGTGGAGTGCAAGATTCTGGCGCAGAAGGCCGGAAGCGCCAGCGAGAAGCTGGTGATCATAGGAAACAACATGCTGGCGCTTGCCGAGCGGATTGAAGGCTTGGAGGGCGCAACGCTGAAACACTTTGAAGGGAGCGAAAGATGAGCAAGCGGATCAAGCCGCAGAGCGAGATCATCACCACGATCGAGCAGGCAAAGGTTGCAATGGCCGAAATGGCGGAGATCGAGCGCAGCCTCGCCGCCATCGAGGCGGACATGAACGAGAACATCGACATCGTGAAACGCAACGCGGACGCCGAAGCGGCTCCGCACCAGGAGCGCAAAAAGGCCCTGGCGACGGCGCTGAACGGATTCGCCGAGGTGAACAGGGGTGAACTGTTCACCAAGCGCAAGAGCCTGGAACTGCCGCATGGGGTGATCGGGTTCAGGCAATCCACGAGAATCGTGGCCAAGGCCAAGGTCAAGATGGCCCAGGTTCTTGAGAAGCTCAAGGACTTGGGATGGGGCGAGGCCATCAAGACCTCGGAGACCGTGAACAAGGAGGCCATGCGCGAGTGGCCGGACGGCAAGCTGGAAGCCGTCGGCATGGAGCGCAAGACCAAGGACCAGTTCTACATCGAAGTATCCGCCGAAGCCCTCAAGGGTGAAGCGTAACAACCACAAGGAGAAAAGGAATGTCTCTCACCAAAAGCGAAATCGTTCAGGCCGTAGCCGACAAGTCGGGACTGACCAAGACCCAGGCCACAGGGATCGTCGACACCGTGCTGCGGACCATGGTCGACGGGCTGCGCTCCGGCGAGTCCGTCAACCTCCGCCACTTCGGCACCTTCAAGCCGGTGACGCGCAAGGCCCGCGAAGGTCGCAACCCCCAGACCGGTGAGCCGGTCATGATCCCGGAGCGCCAGGCCGTGAAGTTCAAGCCGTCCAAGTCGCTGCTCATGGATGAACTGTAAGGCGAAACCGCCCTGCGGGGCGGTCGTCCCGGCCAATCGGCAACCGGGGCCTGATGAGCCAGCCGAAAGGAGAAAACCGATGGAAGAGAAGATTATGGATGCAATTGGCGTGGTGTTTACCGAGTCGGACAGCGACGACGGCCTGTGGGCGCGTATCGACGCCCTCGGGAATGTGGTTCCCGATCCCGGTCAGGCGTTTTTCGACACCCATTCCGTCTGGGGCGGCATCAAGGATACCGTGATTGACGGACAGCACATGGTGCGTATTCCTGCATTCTACATCAAGCGGACCCGACTGGTGAACGGAGAGTATGCTGGCAAGCATGCCTGGCTGATCAGCGACAAGCCTCTGGACGGATTTTCCATCCATCCGGCCTTCCGTCGTGACGGTGGCGACCTGCAGCAGGTTTTCGTCGGCAAGTACCAGGCCAGCATGGACGGCTCCAAGCTCTCTTCCGTTCCCGGAGTCAAGCCCGCCGTCAGCCGGAGCCTGACGCAGTTCCAGGCCGACGCCACCGCGCGCAACGAGGGCGATGTCGACGGCTTCATGCTCTGGAGCGCTTATCAGTGGTCCGCGATCCAGTGGCTCTACCTGGTGGAGAACGCCACCATGGACAGCCAGAGCAAGACCGGTCGCGGCCGCGTGGACGCCTGGGGCAAGGGTGCGGCGGAGGTTGACGCCGAGGATGTGGCACAGGCCACCTATCGAGGGATCGTCGGCCTCTGGGGCAACGTCTGGCAGTGGATCGACGGGCTCAAGACCGATGATGGCGAAATCTGCCTCTGGGACCGCAACGGCCGCAAGACATGGGTCGAGACCGGCCAGATTTCCGACTCCATTGACGACGCTGTTTATCCGGTGACCTTCATGGACGAGAGGACGAACGAATATGACCTCGGCGACCTCTTTATCGTGGACTTCGGCGCTGATGAGCAGAGCGAATCCACAGCTCCTGACTGGCAGTATTGGGACAGCTATCGCGAGTGCTTCCCGTTCGTGGGCGGCGACTGGAGCAACGGCGCGGGTGCGGGGCTGTGGAACGTCAACTGCGGCAGCGCGGCGTCGTACTCGAACGCGTACATCGGTGCGCGCCTGGCGAAGGAGTAATGTGCCTTGCCCCTTGGATCATGCTGTGGCGGGCGAAAGCCCGCCTGTTGAAAGCGAAACCGCCCTGAGTGGGCGGTCGTTCCGGAGAGACGGCGACCGGGGCCTGATGAGCCAGCCGAATGAAAACGAAATGCCGCAAAGCGGCTTGGGAGAAACATGCAAATAACCTGGGCGAATGGAGGTGGAAAATGAAAAAGAAGGCGATAACGCCCCGCAGGCGAACCCTGCTCCATATCGCACACAAGGCTGCGGACCAGCTCGGATGGGACGACGACATGCGCCGTTCCATTCAGGAGACGCATACCGGGCATAGTTCCTGTCGGGATATGAGCGATGCCCAGCTGACGAGGTGGTGTTGGAAGCTCAAGGATATGGGCGCGGATATTTACGTTCCTGATCCGGCTCCGCGCGGCGGGCAAGACCTGACGAAGCCGACCACTCGGCAGCTCGCCCAGATTGAACAGCTCGCTTTTGAGCGCGGATGGGAGGACGGGCTGAATGATGGACGTCTGCGTGGATTCATCAAGCGCACAGCGGACGTCGATGATGTTCGTTTTGCCAACAGGAAGCAGGCAACCGCCATCATCTCCGGCCTACGGCGCTGGAAAAAGCAAGAGGAGGCCAAGTGATCGAACAGAAGCTGAACGCGGAACACGCGCAAAAGCTGGAAGAGCTACTTCCCGCGAGCGTGAGGGAGCTGGCCGAGCATATCGGCCTGGACTTCGCCTTGCGCGTCGTGGAGAAGCTCGGCGGAACCACGCTGGACGTGCCGAAAGGAGACATTCCCGCAGGCATCGCCCGTATAGAGTGGCTTGGCGAGGTTCTCGGCGAAGATGTCGCCGCAGCTTTCGTGCGCCACTATGGTGGCAGTCGCGGGTTCTATATCCCGCGCTGCCAGGCTGCCGTCGCGGCCATGCAGGACTTGTCGATCCAGAAGCGCTTTGACGACCTCTCCGAGCAGGGATTGTCGGCCCGCACGATCGTGGCCATGCTGGCTGTCGAGTTTAATCTGACCGATAAGACCATCTGGCGCGCCCTGACAAGGGTTCCCGGCGGCGAGAAGAAGGACGGCGACAAGTCGCAGCAGGATGGGCAGCTGCCGTTGCCCCTTTAGCGGGCGTTGACAAGGGATAGCTTTTCCGAGAAAAGTTCTGTATCAAAAAGCCAAGGCCAAATCCTTATATCAGCGGGAGTCGCAAGCGTAGTCTTGTGGCTCCCGCTGAATGCTTTCCACGCTCACCCCGCCGCACATTGCCGTATCGTGCGGGCATGAAAAAGAATTACAATCCCCCCCCTCAAATTTTCGATGCCGCGTTCCTCCTGGTTGTGGCTGCCGAGGGTGGCGAGAAGGTCACGGATGACCCTCGCGACCCCGGCGGCCTGACTAAGTGGGGCATTTGCCAGCGCTCGTATCCCGATCTCGACATCCGCGCCCTGACCGAAACTGACGCGCGCGAGATTTACAGGCGGGATTATTGGGATGCCTGCAAGTGCGACGAGCTTCCCTGGCCCCTCTCCCTCTACGTCTTTGACGCCGCCATAAACCAGGGCGTATCCGCTGCCGCGCGGATGCTCCAGGAGGCGGCTGACGTGACCGTGGACGGCAAGATCGGCCCGAAGACTCTCGCCGCCGCAAAGTCTCACCCGGAATGGCGCGCGGCCAGGTTTATGGCCCTGCGCGCCATGCGCTACAGCCAGACGAAAAACTTCGACCGCTTCGGCATGGGCTGGCTGACGCGGATTTTCGCCCTCGCCCAGGAGGTATGATGCTTCCCTTTGTTGGAGACCTGATCTCTGCCGGGGTCGACCTCATCAAGGGGTACTTCCCCCCGGATATGACTCCCGAGCAGAAGGCCGAGGCCGAGGCCAAGCTCGCACTACTGCAGCAGCAGGCCGTGGCGCAGGCCATGTCTTTCCAGGCCGACATGGAAAACCAGCTCACCGAGCGGCTGAAAGCCGACATGAGCAGTGACAGCTGGCTGTCCAAAAACGTGCGGCCTCTCGTCCTGATCTATCTGCTGGCTGCCTGGACCATCTTTGCGGGCTTCTCGCTGTATCAGCACGACGTCTCCCCGGCCTACGTGGACATGCTCAAGCAGATGCTCATGGCGGCCTTCGGGTTCTACTTCGTCTCTCGTGGGGCGGAGAAGATTACGGCCATACTTCGAGGCGGCGGGGGCAAGAAATGACAGAGAGGCAATTGTTGTTCGCGGCAGGGCTCATGGTCGCATGGAGTGGGTTCCTCGTGGGGATACTGCGGGCGCTGGTCGCCAAGATGGTGAGGGATATGGAGAACCGCCAGGCCGAACAGGCAAAAGAGCTTGCGCAAATCAGACGCGAGCAACAGTGCTGCAAATCCGAGCTTGCGGTCAATTTTCAACGCCGCGAGGACTCCATTCGCGAGTACACGGCTCTGAACGTAAAACTAGATCGGCTCTATGAGCTGATGGCCCGGAGAAACAATGAATGATTCTTTTGTTGATATCGCCAGGGCGGAGCGGGAAACTCTGCGATGGGTGCTTCTCTACGCGCTGTGGCATGCGCGCCCCTATGGCACCACGGAAATGGTGCTCATGAGGACCGCCCAGGACGTCCCGCTGGCGGTGACCCCCGACCTGGTCCGGCAGGAGTTGGTAAGCCTGGAAAAGCGCGGGCTGCTGACGATCACCAAGGGGCCTGTCTGGAAAGCCGAGCTGACCGCCGACGGTGAGGACGTGGTGGACCACCGCGCGCCGTGTCCCGCAGGCGTCGCAAGACCTCCCAAGTGGTAAGCGGCATGGCAAGAAAATCCACAGTCCAGCAACTGTCGCCGGAAGTCCGATCCTATCTTGAGCGACGGATTGTCGAGGGTAGGCTGACCCTTGATGAACTGATCGCTGACCTCCAGGAGACATTTCCCAATGAGGCTGCCCCTTCCCGCTCCGCCGTGCATCGTTACGGAAAGAAGCTGGAGCGAAAGCTCTCGGCCATCAAGGCGAGTACGGAAGCCGCGAAGCTCATTGCGGAGAGTGCGCCGGATCAGGCGGACCTCAGGTCCGCAGCTGTTATCAGCCTGGTCCAGTCAGAGCTGTTCGATGCGATGGTGTCGCTGCAGGAGGCCGAGGAAGAGTCCGACGCCGGAGCGCGTGTCAAGCTGCTCTCTCAGGCGGCCAAGGCCATCGCGGAGGTTTCCAGAGCGTCCGTGGTTCAGAAGCGCTGGCAGGACGAGGTGGCCGAGAAGCTGGCCAAGATCGAAGAGGCCATGCAGGACGATGCCCGTTACGACGCATACACATTCAATCGCATCAAGGAAGAGCTGTATGGCAGCTAATGTAAAGCCCATTATGAAATATCCCGGCGGAAAGAGGTGGCTGGCAAAAGACATTGCCGCCATGCTTCCACGCCGAGCTTCGGGAGCGCCTGCGTACAGTTAAAGGCGACTGGATTTTGACCTACGGGGACCATCCGCTGATCAGGGAGCTGTATGCGGATTGCGAGATCGTGGAGCGAGAGCGCTGGAGGGGTATAAACAATGCAGCCCGCAAGCGCTACGTTGAACTTTTAATCTGGCCGAAAGAATGAGCGAATCAGTCCTTTATCCGTACCAGCGCAGATACCTGAACGACACCTCCAGGTTCAAGTCGGGCATGTGGAGCCGTCAGACCGGCAAGACGTTCGTGACCACCCTGGAGGCCGTTCTGGACTGCCTTGACGCGGAGACGCAGGGCAAGTCTCGCCGATGGACCATTCTGTCCGTCAGCCAGGCCCGCGCGCTGGACGCCATGGACAACGGCGTGAAGCTCCACTTGCGCGCATTCAAGGCCGGTTTCGAGGCGCTGTCCGTTCCCTTCGCCGCGAACGAGCTGGCCTTCGAGGTCAGACTTCCCAAGGGGAGCCGCATACGGTGTGTGGCCGCAAATCCGGACACCGCGCG